CTCTCGCGTGCCAAGAAGCTGGCCTTCACGGAGATGAAGGACGGCGTCGCTCAGATCGAGGACCCGGCTGCCATCAAGGCGCGCGTCGACACGGCTCTCAAGGAGCTGGGCGACAGCGACCTCGCGGAGCTGCTGGGCCGCGTGCGGGGCACGGACGCACTCGACCAAATCGAGGAGGTCCTCCTCAATCCTGCGCACGCCAAGAACCTCTCGAACTACCGCCGGGCGATGAACTCGCTCGGGCTCTACCTGAAGTCCAACTCCCTGACGCCCGCCTCGGGCCTCTTCAACACCGTCGGCTTTGTCATGCACGACGCCTTCCGCAATGGATGGGCGAAGCGCTGGGCGGCTGCCGGGCTGGAGCGGGCCGGGAAGGCGAACGAGGCGGCGATCCTCCGCTTCGAGATCGCGGCGGGCAACCGGGTCTACTGGGAGGCGCACCGACGTGGCCTGAAGGCCATGCTCAACCGCATCCAGTGGGAGTGGTGGGACAGCGTCGAGAAGATCGCAGGCGTGTCGTCGGCGGAGAGTAAAATGGCTCTCAAGGCGACCACCTCAAAGCAGGCCCTGATGGCCAACGGCTTCGAGGCTCCGCCGATCCGCGAGTTCGACCGCGCCGGGCGCGCGGCGGTTACCGACATCAAGGCGTTCAACGAGCGCATCGCCGCCACCCAGGCCGAGGGCGGCGCGTTCGCCAACCTTGTCGGCAACCTTCAGCGGGCCGGAGCGGCCACCCTCAACACCGTCGATGCTCTGGGCACCGCCACCGCGCGGATCGTCTCGGGCGCGCTCGACGATTGGGGGTCGAACTTCGTCCGCGTCAAGGAGACCTACGCCCTGGCTGCACGACAGGCCATGCGCGAGGCGCTGGAGACTGGGCTGCCCGAGGCGGAGATGGCCGAGTTCGCGACGAAGCGTTCCAAGGCGCTCGCCGAGATGCCGACCTCGCAAATCCTTGAGGAGGTCGAAGAGAAGCTGATGAGGCACGAGGCGCTCAGCGATGCTGACCACTTCCTGCTTCGCCTGCGCGACAACACCGACAAGGAAGCCAGCGCCGTCCTGTTCACGGACGGGCCGCAGACCGAACTCGGGCGTCAGGTCGCCTCGCTGGCCACCAGGGTCGACAAGGCGGTCTCTCTCGGGACCGTTGAGGGCCTCCTGTTCCGATACATCCGCACGCCGACCCGCATCTTCGAGCGCGGGCTGGTCTCCTACACGCCCTGGGCCGGGAAGGCCGAGGAGGTGCAGAAGATCCTCGCCAAGGGCGGGGTCGAGGCGGAAATCGAAAAGGCCCGCATGGAAATCGGCGCGTTCGTCATGGGCGTGGGGGCAATCGCCGCCGCGTCCGGTGCGATCACGATGACCAATGGTGGCTGGCAGAACTCCGAGAACCTCAAGGGCGCTCCGCCTGATCGGCTCAATCTACCGGGCGGCGGGCACATCGAGCTGGGTCGTCTCGACCCGTTCGCGCTGACCCTCGCCCTGGGCGGCTTCATAGGCCAGGCCATTCACTCCTACCGCAAGGACAAGGACGATGGCTACGAGGCCGAAGAGGCGCTCCACACCGCGTTCAACATCGCGTGGCTCTCCGTGCGGGAGTCCGTGCTGGAGAAGAGCTACCTCACCGGCCTTCGGGACATGATGAAGGGAGCCTTCGCGGACGACGGTGACGGCATGGTCGGAGCCTACGCGAAGATGTTCGAGGGCGCTGTGACGAACCTCACGCCCTTCTCGGGCACGGTGCGTCAGGTCCAAGACACGATCCACGGCACCGCGCCGGAGTCGGTCACTTGGATCGACAAGATGCTCCGGACGGTCCCCGGCCTCGGCCTCGGGCTTCCGGCGCGCATCGACGCGATGGGTGACCCCGTGGACGGTCGGTTCATGGGCATCAACGCGGACCTCGTGGGCGACCAGCTCGATCCTGTGAAGGCCCAACTGGCCGACCTTGGGATCGACATCACCCAGCTCCAGAAGGCAGACCCGGCGGGCTTCAAGCTCAACTCCGAGGAGCTGTCGGAGCTGCGCCGCATCCGGGGTCACGAAGCGACCAACTCGGACGGGCTGACCATGCGCGAAGCGCTGGCCGACCTGTTCGCGGACCCGGCGTTCAAGGCCCTGCGCTCGCGGGACCAAAAGCACGACGCGGTCTCCGAGGTCCTCTCGGGCTTCAACGAGAGCGCCCGCTTGATCTTCGAGGAGCGCAACGTCGCCTACCTGTCCGACCGGACGGCCAACAAGTCCCTCGCGGACTACATGGAGGAAGGGCTCAGCCGCGACGACGCCAAGCGCGCCGCCGTGGGAGACGCCCTTGCGGCAGGACTGCCTGAACCAACCCGACTACCGTAAGGAGACCCTTGACCATCCCAGCCGTCGCTTACGTGGCGACTGCGGGGCAGACGGACTTTGACGTTCCGTTTCCCTACATCGAACAGCGCCACGTCGAGGTGCTGGTCAACGGAAGCTCGACCTTCGTGCTGGAGTGGGTGAACGACGCGCGACTGCGCATCGACACCCCTCTGGCCGGAGGCGAGAGCGTGGTCGTTCAGCGCACCACGCCCATCGACCAACAGCTCGTACGCTTTCAGGACGGTGCGATCCTCACCCAAGAGGACCTCAACCTCGCCGTCCTGCAGCTACTCTACAAGGCCCAAGAGATCGACGCCCTCTACGGGCGGGTGATCGGCGGCTTCTTCGGGAAGCCCGAAACGGACCCCCAGGCCGCCGTGGAGGAGATTGCCAATCTCGTCCTCGAAGAGGAGGTCCTGAACAATTTCCGTCAGCGCATCGCTGACATCGACCTGACGGCGGCAGCGCTCGCTCAGCAGGCCACCATCATCACCGAGCAGGGCGATAAGCTCGTCGAGCAGGCGACCAACACGGACGCCATCGTCGGCCAGCTCACGGACCTCGCGCAGCAGCTCACGGGCCTTCAGGGCATTGTGGATGGGCTCGCGAACCTTGAGGACGGCACCGGCCTCGCGACCATCATCCAGCAGGAGCAGGACGCCCGCGTCAGCGGAGACACCGCTCTCGCCGCCCTGGTCGCCTTGATCGGTGCCAAGAGCGGCACCAGCAGCGCCTTCCTGCTCAATCTCGACAACGTCAAGGTGAGCCCGACGGAGAGCCTCGCCCAGCGCCTAACCGCCATCAAGGCGGCGACCGACGGCGCGACAGCCGCGATCCAGACGGAAGCCACAACTCGAGCAAATGCGGACAGCGCCGAGGCGACCGCCCGGCAGACCTTGGGAGCGACCGTGGCCCAGCAGGGCGCGGCCATTGAGACCGAGCGTCAGGCCCGGATCGCTGGCGACAGCGCCGAGGCGACCGCGCGGGAGACCCTGGCGGCCACGCTGCGGGGCGAGACGGACACCAAGGTCAGCGCTGCGATCACGTCCGAGAGGAACGCGCGCGTCTCTGGCGACGAAGCCGAGGCGAACGCCCGGAACAACCTCGCAGCCACCCTGCGGGGCGAGACGGACACCAAGGTCAGCGCCGCGATCCAGACGGAGCAGCAGGCGCGCGCCAACGCCATCTCGGCGGAGGCCACCGCTCGCACGACCCTCGCCACCACCCTGCGGGGTGAGATGGCGGCGTCGATCCAAACCGAGGCCACCGCTCGCACCAACGCCGATGGCGTGTTCACGAACCTCTTCACACTCCTCGGCGCGAAGAACTCGGCGGGCAACGCCTTCGTCCTGAACGAGGACACGGTGAAGCTGGCCAATGGCACCGCTCTCGGCACCCGCCTGTCGGGCATCGACACGGCCATCGGCGCGAACTCCTCGGCCATCGTCAACGAGCAGACCGCCCGCACCAATGCGGACAGCGCGCTCTCGCAGAGTATCCAAGTCGTCAGCTCCCAGGTCGGCCCGCTTCAGTCGACGGTCTCGACCCTGTCGGAAGCCGTCAACGGCGTGAAGGCGCGCTACGGCGTGTCGCTCGACGTCAACGGCTACGTGACCGGCTTCGTCCAGAACAACGACGGCAAGACCGGCAGCTTCGTCATCGTCGCGAACCGCTTCGCCATCGTCGATCCGAACGGCGGTAACCCTACGGTGCCTTTCGAGGTGTCGAACGGGAACGTCTACATCAACGGCCAGCGGATCAGCCCCGGCTCGATCAGCGCCGACCGGCTGTCGGTCACCTCGCTCTCGGCCCTCACGGCCAACATCGGCTTCCTCGTCTCGTACAACGGGCAGGGCGGTCGCGTTGAGCGGGACGGCAACGGCACGCGGGTGTTCGACAACAACGGCGTAAAGCGCGTGCAGATCGGCTTCTGATGGCGGGCTTGCAGACCTTCGGGCCTGACGGCTCGCTCATCGTCGACGCCGGGAGCAACGTCGCCTGCGTCCTCGGGATCGTCACCATCGGCGGCTCCAATCAAGCGCAGACCGGGAGCCTCACGGACACCCGGCTGCTCCTTGGCCGCCCCTTCGCGCGGGTGGTGACGTTGGAGGTGAACAGCTTCATCGGCTATTCGCCCACCGTCCGCTTCAACGGGACCCAGGTGACTTGGTCCTGGCCCCCCAACTACGGCGGACTGGCCTACCCGGTGGCCCGCTTCATCTATGGATTAAAATGACCGACGGCGTCTTCCGGGTGTTCCGCCCGGACGGCATGTTGCAATTCGACGCGACCGCCGCGACGCTGGTGTTCCACTCCAAGGGGACCGTGACGACCGTCTCGACGACGGGCTTCACGCCCCACTGGAGCAACAGCTCACCCAGCTCCGCCCTGATCCCGATGGACCGCAACAGCAACGAGCTGTTCGCGCTCTACATGCCGGGATACGGCTACGCTCGATATGCCAACGTGCAGCACCCCACGACGGGTGTGTGGTATCACGTCTATCATACGATGGCCCCGCCGGGGTCGACCGTGACGTGGTACAGGTTCCTGCCAGCGACTGAGCTGGCCGCCCCTGGCTCAGGTTGGGGCCCAGGCCTTGCCCTATACAACGAGAGCGGCCAGCTCACCTTCCACTCGGACATGCGACCTATGATCGCCCCCGCAGCCCTCACGGGCGTGGGAGCGTCCACCCAGCTCCCTGCCGGGCGCTCCTATGCGTCCCTCGTTCAGACCCTTGCGGGGCACGAGCGGTACACCTGGGACGGCACGCAGGAGGTGGTCGAGAACGATAAAGGCCAAGTCATCGCGCGCCTCTGGAACGGGGTCGCCGACGGCAAGCTCTACGGCGTGAAGTGGAACAGCCCCACGAACCCCTCGCTGGTCGAGGTGTCGTTCAACGACCAGATCATCCAGCAGGATGTGAACACTTCGCCCACTGTCCCGGCGAACAGCACCTTCTATTCCATCCCTATCGAGGACGTCCTCTTCGTGGACGTCACCGGCCTCTAACCTTCAGGACACCTTCATTGGACATCGAACAGCTCAAGACCCAGCAGCTCCAGCTCCTGGCGCAGAAGGCGCTCAAGCAGGACGAAATCAAGCAGATCGAGACGGCCCTCGGCCAGATCGGCGCGATCCTCCAGTACCATGACCAGCAGCAGGCTGCCGCTCCCCAGGGCGAGCCCCAGGCCGCCTAAAGGACCCCTATGACCCAGCCGACCAACGCGCAGCTCGCAGCGCAGATCACCAGCTTGCTTGCCAACTGGAACGCCCGCGAGGCGGAGTTCCGCGATTGGTTGGCGGGCACCGTGACCGGAGGCCCCAACGGCGACGGTCGCTACCCACTCTCGAACTCCGGCGGTCAGTCCTTCCTGATCGAATGCCCGGCCAAGCTGGCCAGCGAGGTTGACGGCCCAGCCTCCCTCGCGCGCGCCGCGCAGCTCCTCGCGGAGCAGGCCCGAGACGAGAGCAACAGTTTCAAGCTCACCGCCGAGCAGGCCCGTGTCGTGGCCGAGGCCGCGAAGGCCGAGGCGGTCGACGCGCGAGACCTTGCGAAGCTCTACCGCGACGACGCGGCGGCCCATGCGGCCAACCTTCAGGCAACCCGCACGGCTGTCGCCAGCGACCGTGAGACCACCCAGCTCGCCCGCGACGAGGCCGTGGACGCCCGCGACGACGCTGTGGTCGCCAAGAGCGACACGCTGGTCGCCCGTTCGGAGGCGGTGACCGCCCGCGATCAGGCCGAGCAGTTCGCTGCCTCGATCAACCCGGCGACGCTCGCCACCAAGGCCGACCTCTCGACCGAAGTCGCGCGGATCGTCGGCCAGTCGCCTGAGACCATGAACGCGCTCGACGAGCTAGCGGCGGCGCTCGGCAACGACCCCAACTTCGCCACGACGATCACCAACCAGATCGCGAGCAAGGCAGCGCTGGTTCACACGCACGGCCTCGCGGACATCATCGGGCTCCAAACGGCGCTCGACGGGAAGCAGCCAGTGGGCAGCTACGTGACCTCTGCGGGCTTCACCTGGGCGAACCTTGGCGGCAAGCCGACGACCTTTACGCCGTCCGCGCACACCCACTCCATCGGCGACGTGACGGGCCTGCAGTCTGCGCTCGACGCGAAGCAGCCCGCTGGGTCGTACGCGCCAGCGAACCACCAGCACGTCTTCATCGCTATCGAGGACACGCGGAGCGGCTACCGCACGCCGAACGACAGCATGTACCAATCGGTCACCGCTGAGTTCACGAACCAAATCCCCGGCCTGTCCGACTGGCGCTCGCTGCTCAACGTCAAGGGCTGGACTAGCGGTTATCGGTCCTGGCAGCTCATCGGCCCGTCTTCGACGACCGAGAGCGAGGACCTCTACTTCCGCACCGGCAACAACACGACGTGGGGATCGCCGCGCAAGGTCTGGCACGAGGGCAACTTCAACGCGACCAACGCAGTACAGTACTCCTCCGGCGCCGACATCCGCATCGCCGGGCAAATTCGCGCCACCGGCTGGTACAGCAGCGAGCGCGGCAACATTGAGGGCATGGGCGTGGAAATGGGCGTGTCCAGCGGGACAGGCTATATCTACGGCTATAATCGCAGCTCCGCCGCCTATGGTCCGCTCAACATCAAGGGCAGCACCATCCGGTTGGACTCCGAGACGTCGGTGAACGGCTTTCTGTCGGCGACCCGCATGACCGCCACGGGCGGCTTCAACTTCATCAATACCGACTACGCCGAGTCTGGCGTTCCTTGGTACGGCATGGGGTTTGGTGCCAGTCAGGTGGTCCACCTGACGGGCTACTACGGTGTCCAGATCAGGTCCGAGGGCGCTATCGTCAAGCTGCGCAGCCCGCAGGGGATGCACGTACAGGCGGCCAACGGCGACAGTCGGGGCTACCTCTGGCACGACACCAGCGGCTTCGGCTTGCTGGACGGCGCGGGAAACTGGAAGGTCCAGGTCACGACCGGCGGCGTCAACTTCTATGGCGCGGCTTACGCGCAGAGCAGTCTCGACGTCCTGGGCACGTTCACGCCGCGCAAGGGCCTGCGACCCTACGGCGTCGGAACCGACAGCGGAGCGGTCCCCGAGCTTTACACATGGGGCTACCAGCAGGCGGGCCCCTGGGCGCACCCTTACCCGGACCTGATCATCGGGTATTACACCGGCATCAAGATCGGCGGCAGCGTTAGCTACGGCGGGACGCGGTTCTACGGCGACCACCCTGACGCAGCGGGGGCCCAAGAGCTTATGAGCGTGGGCAACACGGACGGCCATGTCCGCGTGACCAACAGCCTGTTCGTGGGCACTGAGCTTTTCCTCAAGGGCAACACGGCGCAGCCCATCCGCCCTAGCCGCTTGTACCGGCGAGACGATGCTTCCGCCTATAGCCTCCAGCACCACTGGACCGGCACGCACTGGTATCTGCGCGGCTATGCCGAGGAGACCTTCCATGCGGAGTGCCGGGTTGGCTACGCGGACAGCGCAGGCAATGCCACCACTCTCGGAGGCTATGCCGTGGCCGAAGGCGCTGGCAGCAGCACGATCCCCGTGCGAACCGGCGCTGGCTACCTGAACGCAGTCTATTTCCACCAAGGGTCTCCCAACAACGAGAACTCGACTGTCAGTCAGGTATTTGTCTGCAACGGGAACGATGGCTACTTGCGAAAAGCGGGGATCGACCATCTCGCCAACAACGTCGCGCAGCAGCCTGGGCACCGCCGCACCATCAGCACCGCCGCCCCCTCGGGCGGCTCTTCAGGGGACCTCTGGTTTAAGGTCTAAGTGACACTCCACGTCAACGACGGGGGGACGTGGAAATCCGCGACCCCCTGGGTGAATGACGGCGGCACTTGGAAGCCGGTACAGGAAGTCTGGGTCAACAACGGGGGGACGTGGGTCCGCGCCTATAGCGCGGTCACCTTCACGCCCCCTGCGGGCTCCTATGAGGCCGAAGGCTACTATCAGGTCCAGTATACACTGGCCTGCTCGCTGGCCACGACCTGGACCTTCTCCTTGCCTAGCGGCGTCACTGCCTCGGTAGCCAACGGCGGCTCCGCGACCGCCGTGTCCTTCACGCTCACGAGCGGCTCGGCCAGTAAGCCCTTGGCTCGCACCGTCCAGTTCGCTGTGACCGGCACCGCAAACGGCGTCACCGCCAACTTCACCATCACGCTCATCGCGCTTTCCGACTTCTAACCCTCAAGGATCATTCGTGACCTACATCCTCACCTTCGCGGCCCTGATCGGGGCCGTGGGGCTCCTGCTGCTCGCGCTCCGCGCGCGCGGCGAGACCTGAGTTCGTGTCCATCAAGGACCTCATCAAGGAACACCTCGTGTTCCCCGTGGTGACCGCAGTCACCTTGGGCGGTGGCGCAGCCATCGTCCAGAACCGCGTCGAGCTGGCCCAGCACGACGTCCGCATCAACCGCATCGAGAAGCTCGATGAGAGCATGAGCAAGCTCTCCGACAAGCTCGACGAGACCCGCGAGACCCTCGCGACGGTCAAGGCCCGACAGGAGAAGTGACATGAGCCGCGCAGGCTCCGACCTCATGGACATGCTGCACGGCATGGTCGCCGACGGTCTCCGCCAGGAGCTGGAGCGCGCGGCCAACGCCAAGGACGAGGACGGCAACCCCGTCCCGATCAACCCGCAGCTCTTCGACAAGGCCATGAAGTTCCTCAAGGACAACGGCATCGACGCCCCTAAGTCGAGCCCCAAGGTCGACGCCCTGGCTGGCGTGCTGACTGACCTCGACCTCGATCAGGAGGCGGCCCTCCGCCACTGATGACCTCGAAGGACATTCTCCAGGGGGACTTCCTCAAGTTCCTCTGGTACGTCTGGACTCGGCTGCTGCTTCTGCCGCCGCCGACCCGCGTACAGCTCGACATCGCCCGGTTCCTGCAAGGCGGGGGCCGCAGGCGGTTCATCCAGGCCTTCCGAGGGGTCGGCAAGACCTTCCTCACGGCGGCCTATGTGGTCTGGCGGCTCTGGAAGAACCCCGACCTCAAGATCATGATCGTGTCGGCGAACGAAGCGTTCGCGACCGAAATCGCCCAGTTCATCAAGCAGATCATCGAGCATGAGGCTGGCGACGACCTGTGGGCCGAGCTTCGGCCCCGCCCTGGTCAGCGCACCTCCGCCCTGATCTTCGACGTCGGCCCCGCAAAGGCCGACAAGTCGCCCTCGGTCAAAGCCGTGGGCATCACCGGCCAGCTCACCGGCTCGCGCGCCGACATCGTCCTCTTCGACGACGTCGAGGTCCCGAAGAACTCCGAGACGGAGACCATGCGGGAGAAGCTCGAAGCCAAGACTCAGGAGGGCGCGGCGATCCTCAAGCCCGGCGGCGAAATCCTCTACCTGGGGACCCCGCAGTCGGAGCAGTCGATCTACCGCAAGCTCCCCGAGAAGGGCTACGAGGTCCGCATCTGGCCCGCCCGGTATCCGCTGCTGTCCAAGCTCGCGAACTATGGGGACCATCTGGCTCCCATGCTGCGCGCGGACATCGAGACCGATGCGGAGCTGTGCCGGTCCCTAGCGTCGACCGTCGGCGGTGCCCCTACGGACCCCAAGCGGTTCACCGACCTCGACCTGATCGAGCGCGAGACCGAGTACCGGCAGGCGGGCTTCCTGCTCCAGTACCAGCTCGACACCGCCCTGTCGGACGCCGAGCGGTTCCCGCTGAAGACCCGCGACCTGATCGTGACCGACATCGACGGCAAGGTCGCCCCGGCACGCCTCGTGTGGGGCAGCTCTCCGGAGCTGGCGCACAAGGACATGGAGAACGTCGGGTTCGACGGCGACCGCCTGTTCCGCCCGATGCACTGCTCGCCCGAGTTCCTCCCCTTCACCGGGGCCGCGATGCACATCGACCCCTCGGGTCGTGGTCGCGACCGGACGACCTACTGCATCACCAAGTTCCTCTGCGGGTACATCTTCGTGGTGGCCTGGGGCGGCTTCCAAGACGGCTATGGTCCTCAGACCCTCGCCGCCCTGGCGCAGCTCGCCAAGGACCATGAGGTCAACATCATCGTCCCCGAGGACAACTTCGGCGACGGCATGTTCGGCAAGCTGCTGGAGCCCTACGTCAACGCCCTCCGGCCCTGCCGGATCGAGGGCATCCGGGCGAAGGGTCAGAAGGAGGCGCGGATCGTCGGAGCCCTGGAGCCCGTCATGCGTCAGCACCGGCTGGTCATCGACACGGACGTCCTTCGGGCCGACCTGAAGCAGCCCGTGGTTCACTCCGGGCTCTATCAGATCACCCATATGAGCGCCGCCAAGGGCGCGCTGAAGCACGACGACATGGCCGACGTCCTCGCGATGGCGGTGACCCACTGGGTCGAATACCTCAACGCCGACGCGAAGAAGGCGGAGGAGGATCGCAAGCGGAAGGTCGATGCCGAGTTCGAGCGTCGCTTCTTCTCGCAGATCGTGGGGTCGTCCTTCACCAAAGCTCCCACCGGCATCGCTGCAAGGCGAGGGGTGGGGAGGCCGAGGAGGCGTTAACGGGCCGCGAGCCTGGACTTCAAGAGGACCGCTGTGAGACGCTTACGGCGGTCCTTGTCCATGAGGTCCAGAGACTCCTCCACGTTTTGCCGCCCCTGCCAGCTCACCGGCTTGTCCCCGAGCCAGACCTTGAGGAGCGCCGAGCGCTGCTCCCGGCAGTCGGAGAAGGCTGCGTCGAGGACCGGAGACACCTCTTCGGTCGCCTTGGCGTACGCCTTCACCTGTCGGGTGAGGCACTGCTCGTACACCTTGTCGGCATCCATGATGGGATCGGAGGAGGGGAGGGCCATAAGGGCCGCCAGGAGGATCGTCATGGGCCCTGAGATGCCCAGAGGGTGCCCGGAGGTCAACCCTGATCGGAGAGCCCCTGCGGGGTCGAGAAGGGGCCTATAGGTATACCTTAAGTATACCCCACCCCAAGAGTCCTGACTAATTCAAGGCCGTTGGTTTTGCTGCAAAAATCCGAAGCGGGATAACGCAGCGAGCAGCAGCGGCAGCCCCCCGTAGGGGGTGGTCCCCCGACAGAGCCCTTCAGGGGCCCTGCGCTCTGCCCTTTGGAGCCCTGCCGAGCCCTGCCCTATGCGGGCCCTATGGCACGATATGTTGGCACGGTGAGCGCAAACCCGCAGAAAACCTAGGGTTGGCTCCCCTGCGCAGGACTAAGCGAACCGTGCCACGGGCCTAGGGGGAGCCGAGAGGGGGCCTAGGGGGCTGGCGGGCCCTGCATCGCTGGGCGCGTGTGTCTGCTATGCCCTGCATTTTTCGTCCTGCCCATTAGAGGCCCTACGCGGCCCCTCACGACTCCTTTGCGCCTCTTTTGGTATCTCGGGAAGGGCCGTGCCGGGATCGCCCTTGTCGGGGCTCCTAGGGGCTTCTGCGACCATCGTCTGATACCGCTGGCGGGCCGAGTTAAGGCGATGCATCAAGGACACGTCGCGTTCCATGCCCGCCTCTCGGGCGATCCAGTTGAAGCAGGCGTTCAGCGTCTGCCGACGGCCGAATTGCGACGCGAGATTTGGGCCGCCGTCCTCCATAGTCGCGGCGCGCCAGAACTCCGCATAGACGTCCATCTTGCCTCCCGTGGAGCGCCTGCCGGTGATCGAGAAGAGGTACGCCAACGCCAGCCGCAAGCCGGGGGACGGGGCGACCCTGCCGTGCCGGGAGGCCTCGAACGCATCCTCTAGGACACAGAGGGCATGGAATACGGTGTTGCGTTGCAGCGGTGTCACGCCGAGAACATACGCGGAACAACGTGAGTCGCCCAGCGCCGCCCTGCAATTTTTTATCAGGCTCAAACCCGCAGAAATCTGCCGTTTCTACCGGAGATAGTTCGATTAGCCTCATTTTGTTGTTGACGGAACAAGCGGGCCACGCCTAGAAACCATTCACCGGCAGCGGAGACGCGGCACGGTACGGCCACCCTGACCCGGCCAAGCATAGAGGGACAGGCGGCGACACGGTTCGGAACCCCTGAAGGTTGAAAGGGCGGGCTGTGGAGTCGGGATTAGGGAGGCAAGCCAACGTCGCGAGACGTCGGTGGGGCCGCATGACCCTCAGACACAGCGGACGGCGGGGAGTGAAGCCCGAGGGGCCGCAAAGGGAACAGCGGGCTTTGCAAGGCCCGCCGGTTCCTAGAGCGGTCAGCCGGGTTTGCAGTTGGCCGCTCCAGCAACCGCGACGGATACTTCCGTTAGCATCACGATCCCGGCACCGAGCCGGGTTCGCGCCGGGACGTCTCCCGGCAACCTAGAGGAACTCGTGACAAGAGAGACGCGAACCTCACGGCGCAGCTCGAAGGAGCCGCGTCGGGCATCTGTTCACTGGTCTCAGTGGGCGGATTGGGCGGCAGCCCTCGCCAAAGTGATTGCCGCCCTGCTCGGTCTAGTGACCTAGCGCCAAAGCCTCCGGGGTCCGCAAGGGCCTCGGGGGTCTCTCTCCCTAGCACGCCAAAGGATGAGAGACAATGAACCGCCTCAAGAGCTACGTCCGCCGCACGATCCTGAACGCGGCCCGCGAGTATTCCCACCCGGCCAAGCGCCGCACCCTTGAAGGGACCAAGAGCGCCTTCATCGACGCGATGCGCGGCACCGATACCGGGTGGTGGACGGACCTGATTTACACCGCGCCGATGCTGGAGATGGCGCACCGCTATCGCCGGGACATCGGCACCGCCCTGGCTGAATATGCCGACGCGGCTGGCGAGCCTTATCACCGCTACAACGGCGAGAGCGCGGACGCCATCGCACTGGCGCTGCTGCGCGGTCCCTACACGTTCGATCAGTACCGCGAGGAGGGCGACAAAGGCCCGGCGGAGCTGTCGCTTCTCGGCCTGCGGTTCGCGGTCGAGTGGTTCGCCGGGGAAGTGGCCCGCGACCTCGGGCTGGAGCTGTAAGCCATGAGCATCGCAGACTTCTCCGCCGCGTACCTCGAAGCGGCCATTTGGTCGTCGGTGCCGGATGGCCCTGAGGGTGACGCTTGGCACGCCGCGCCGCTGTCCCCGCAGCTCACCGAGCAGATGGCCGCCGACTGCTCCGCCTTCTACCTCGCCCACGGCGAGATGATCGAAGAGTCGGGCACGGCCCAGCAGGCGGGCCATGACTTCTGGCTGACCCGCTGCGGCCACGGCGCGGGCTTCTGGGACGGCGATTGGCCCGAGCCTGCCGCTACCGTCCTGACGGACGCTGCGCACGCCTTTGGCAACGTCGACCTCTACCTCGGCGACGACGGGGCGCTCTACGCATGACCCCGATCCTCATCACCTTCGCCGTGCGGGCCATGTTCGCGGTCACCTTCGTCGTCGCCGCCCGCACCATCACCCGAGACATCCGCAACGCTTGGCCCGCGATCCTGCGGGCACTGGAGAACGCACAATGAGCCACATCACCCATCTTGCCTTCGTCGGGGGCTCGCACGGCGTGCTGACCGTCGACAAGGCAACCGGCATCATCGTGGATCGCGGTCAAGGCTGCGACTGCGAGGACTGCGAGGGCGTCGCTTACAGCTACATCGCCCGCTTCGATCCCCTGACGTTCGCCGGGAGCGGCGCGCAAACGTCCTTCGACGTCCTCGGGTGCGGCTACTGGCTCCACGACGGGACCTATCAGGAGCAGTGGACGATCCGGAGCATCACTGGCCCGATCAGGCTCGAAAATGGGCGCGTGATGCAGGCAGACGAGGACTTCGACGACTGGGTGCCGTTCCGGCTCCTTTCGGCTCCGAATTGACCTACATTAAACGCTAAACACTAGCGTTCACAAATGTTTAACGTCGGGCCTCTTAATCGCGCTGGCTTATGGGGGGATGAAGCAATATCGTCGCCTCTGGGTGTGGAAACCCTGACCGAACATAGACCGGGGCGGCCTTTGACCGGGCCCTCCGGCGACTAGCAGTCTCGCTTAGCGGCGCGCTGCGCTCTGGCTTCTCGAAGCCGGGGGCGGTGTGTCATGTCCAGGCGAAAGCTAAAAGCCACCGACCTGTCTGTTCGGCAGGTTTCCACCCCCCGGCGAGCGCGGATCGGGGGCCTCCCTCACAACTGCAACCGCTGTCACATATCCGCTGGATCGCTTGCGCTCTTGCGGAACGGATCGAGAACAGAAAGGTATTGCAATGTTGGATTTCAAAGGACAGTTCCGTTTCCTCTCACCGTAGCGTGAGGTGCTTTTGGGGAGAGAGCGGGGGGCCGTTTCTCCTTCCCACGGGCAACCTCGGCAACACGCACCGATGGCCCAATTCAGGGCGGCGCAAGCAGAGGACAGTGCCGTATGCGCAACAATTACGTTGACATCACCAAGCGAGAAACGGAACTAGCAGTGAACGATATCAACCAAATCACCTCCAATCAGGGAGACACCTATGCTAACCGCCCAGAGCGAGCGACACACGACGGGGGCAAGAAGGATGGACCGGAAGGACGAGCTGAAGCTGCACATAGGCGACTTCGCGCGCTTCTCGGCAGCTATGATGGTCCTCGGGGAAATGGCCCCGGAGAGGATGACGCTCGCACAGGTGTTGTTCTTTGTCATCACTGCCTCCGCCGACATGGCCGGAAAGGACCCCACCTTCAGCGAAATTCGTGATACGCTCGGGGAGGAAATCAACCGCTCGCTGCACACGACCTACCGGGTCCTTCTGGAGCCCTCGCGGGCATACCCGAACGGCCTTGGCTGGTTGAGGCAGGAGCCTGACCCTGTCGACACTCGGCAGAAGTTCCTCCGGGTCACCCCGAAGGGCCGCCGAGTCCTCGCAGAGGTCCTGAAGGCGATGCGCAATGACTGAGCCCGCGACCACCGCTGCCGTCACGCTCCCGCTTGAGGTCGTCGAGACCCTCGTGCGGATCGCGAAGGAATACAGCCGCCAGTGGGCGAAGCCGGATAGCCCGGCTGCCGAGGCAATCGACATTGCAGAGCGCGAGGCCGCACAGGTCCGCGAGATGACCAAAGGAAACTGACATGGCCAAGATCGGTCAGAAGCCGAACGGCATTTTCTACCTCGACGTGATGGTCCCCGGCGACGGCGGCACCATGAAGCGGCAGCGCGTGAGCTGCGACACCCGCGACCGCAAGGCTGCCGAGGCGCAGCGGCGCGACTGGCTCACCGGCCTGCACCCGAAGCATCCCTCGCAGGGAGGGGTCGTGGCAGCCAAGGGCCGCGTTTCCAGCAGCAATGGTTCCGTTAGCACCAAGGAGACTGAAACGGGACCATCGGTCGCCTACTGGCTGACCAAGTGCCTCTCCGACGTGAAAGTGTGGGGTGCGTGCAAGGCGACCGCGACGCATCAGTCCAACGTCCGCATCCTGTCGGGCCTGCTCGACGGCAAGCAGCTTAGCCAGCTCACGTCGAAGGACGTGCTGGACCTTGAGACCCGCATGCGTGACGAGCTGGGCTACGCCGAGGGCTCGATCCGCAAGCTACTCGGCTCCCTGTCGGCAGCCTGCCGCCGGGCGGAGGACCTCGGGATCATCCTCAACCGCCCCAAGTTCCCTTCGATCACCGTCAAAAACATCAAGGACCGCGTCGTCACGCTCGACGAGGAGGCCGTCATGTTCGAGTGCATCGAGAAGCGCCGGAACGCGGAGCCGCTGCGCCCGTGGTGGCAGTTCGAGAAGCTCTGCGTCCTGCTGCTCGACACCGCGTTCCGCCTGGGCGAAGGGCTCGGCTGCGGGCCGTCCTCGGTGAAGCGTAAGCGCTGGTTCGATCACCGGGGCAAGCTGCACGAAGGGACGTGGCTCGGGCTGCAGCGTGGCACGACCAAGAACGACAAGCCCCGTGACGTGCCTTGCACGAGCCGGGTCCTCGCGCTGATCCCGGAGCTGAACGAGCGCGCAGCCGGGGGCAAGTGGTTCCCGTGGCCGCACGGATCGAGCGGGCCGCTCTATCTGCTCCAGAACATCCGGGCCGACATGAAGGAGCGCGGCTACGACTTCGACGACGTGACCCTGCACACCTTCCGGCACACTTGCGCCACCCGGCTGGCCGAGGGCGGCATGGACTTGGTCTCTCTCCGAGACTGGCTCGGGCATAGCGACATCAAGGTCACGGCGTCGCGTTACATCCACCTGATGAACGGCCACATCCATCGGGGTGCCTCGATCCTCGACGCCTACAGCCAGCCGCTTGGCACGGATGGAGAAGAGGAGGGGAACCGCGAGACGGATGGTGAACATCCCCCCAAACGGAATGATGTAACTAACGGAAGGGAATGTGCCGAGCCTGTCACAGCGGGCCACTGCTAAGTGATTGATTTTGCACGATCCAGTGGTTTCAGCTCCACCAGCCGCCCCTGAGGTTTCCCAAAATCAGCCGAGGATGCCGGGCAGGTCCAGACCTTGCTCGCGCGCGCAGTCGATCGCGATCTCGTAGCCTGCATCCGCATGGCGCATGACGCCCGTGGCGGGATCGTTCCACAGCACGCGCTCGATCCGGCGGGCGGCGTCCGCAGTGCCGTCGCAGACGATCACCATGCCCGAATGCTGCGAGAACCCCATGCCGACGCCGCCGCCATGATGGAGCGACACCCAGGTCGCGCCGCTGGCGGTGTTGAGCAAAGCGTTGAGCAAAGGCCAGTCCGAGACGGCATCGGACCCGTCGCGCATCTTCTCGGTCTCGCGGTTGGGCGAAGCGACCGAGCCGCTGTCGAGATGGTCGCGGCCGATGACGATCGGGGCCTTCAGCTCGCCCGAGGCGACCATTTCGTTGAAGGCGAGGCCGAGGCGGTGGCGGTCGCCGAGGCCCACCCAGCAGATCCGCGCGGGCAAGCCCTGGAAGTGGATCCGCTCGCGCGCCATGTCGAGCCAGTTGTGGAGGTGCGCGTTGTCGGGGAGCAGTTCCTTGACCTTGGCGTCGGTCTTCCAGATGTCCTCCGGATCGCCCGACAGCGCCACCCAGCGGAACGGACCGACGCCGCGGCAGAAGAGCGGGCGGATATAGGCAGGAACGAAGCCGGGGAAGTCGAACGCGTCGGCCAGGCCTTCCTCGAAGGCCATCTGGCGGATGTTGTTGCCGTAATCGACCGTGGGCACGCCCATTGCGTGGAAGTCGAGCATCGCGCGGACCTGGATCGCCATCGATGCGCGGGCGGCCTTGTCGAGGCCTTCGGGATCGTCGCTGCGCGCGCGCTCCCATTGGTCGAGCGACCAGCCGAGCGGCAGATAGCCGTTGCGCGGATCGTGCGCCGAGGTCTGATCGGTCACTGCGTCGGGGCGGATACCGCGGCGGACCATCTCGGGATACGCCTCCGCGGCGTTGCCGAGCAGCCCGACCGAGATGGCGCGGTCCTCGGCATGTGCCTGTTCGACGATCGCCAGCGCTTCTTCGATACTGTTCGCCTGCGCATCGAGATAGCCGGTGCGCAACCGCATCTCGATCCGCGAGGGCTGGCATTCGACTGCGATGCACGAAGCACCCGCCATCGTCGCGGCGAGCGGCTGCGCGCCGCCCATCCCGCCGAGGCCGGCGGTGAGGATCCAGCGGCCCGCGAGGCGGCCGCCGAAATGCTGGCGCCCCATCTCGGCAAAGGTCTCGTAAGTGCCCTGAACGATGCCCTGGCTGCCGATATAGATCCAGCTGCCCGCGGTCATTTGGCCGTACATCATCAGGCCCTTGCGATCGAGCTCGTTGAAATG